GAATGTTCTTTGTGGATATTTAGCCCTACCAACTAATCTAAGTTTTGCTTTAGAAGTTTCCTTATACTCAGTAAGTATATTCTTAACGTATAATGTAATGTTATCATCAGTAAGTTCACTTAGAGAACCAGTTTCAAATGTACTATCACCCCATCTAACTTCTAATGTAGGTACATAGATTGTATTAGATTCATTTGAAAAGAATTTTGTGGAGCCGTATTTGGTAGAACCACTTTCTTCTGATTTTGGTCTTTTGATTATAAATCCATTATTTTCTCTACTACCACTTAACCAATCATTTACATAATCGGTAACATCTACATTTAAATCTTTAGTGTATTTGCTAAAAGTTTGAGATACTGTCGTATTACTTAACGATGAAGTATACCACGTACCACCACCTTCGTTTTTAAAATAACTAGCGGCACTTACATCTTCTGTTGAAATAGAACCAGAATATGATATTTTAAAGTTATCTAATGAACCACTCGCACCATTAGAACCACTATCAAAGAAACTGTATGCGAATACATAATCACCGTTTAATTCTGGTGTAAATGTAATAGATTGAGTTTGTGGTGTAGTAAATGAGGATGTTAAGTTAGTTACAGATTCTCTGTACTGATATCCGTTTGGTGCATAAATTGTAAAACCAATTTCTGGATAATCACCTGTGTTTACTTCGCAACTTAATGTATATTGTACCTGATTGGATAATGTTTTAATATATGTTGCATCACCACCACTTACATTATCTGAGTATAGGTTTAATTTAGATTGGGATGCAAACATTAGAGGTAAATCGTTGTTTATACTTTTAACTACATTTCTTAAAGTAAACCCACCCTCATTTAACGCAAATGTTTCATAAGCAATTGTATTACCATTTTTCTGATAAACATATATTTCATCAAATGAACCTGTGGATGTAGCACCATCTCCACTCGCATCAAAGAATGTGAATTGTAATTCATAATCACCTGCGACCGTTGATGTTAAATCAAAAGATTGTGTTGATGGTGTTATAATTGTACCAACTAACCCTTCGTAATCTCGTTCGGTTTTTAATACACCCAATGGGTCTTTTATTCTAAATTGAATATCATCAAAAGAACCAGGGTCTATTTGAAACTGAACTCCATAGGTTTGATTCTCATCTAATCCGGCGGGGAATACCAAAGTAGTACCTGCGTAGTTAGATGCAGATATAACCAATCTATTATTTTCTACAAACGCAGTTGGTCTATTACCATTAATATCATTTATAGATTGGGTTAGAAACGCAGAACCAGTATCTGTTGTGAATCCCTCATATAACACAATACCTTCAGTTGGAATACGGAATTGATTTATATCATTAAATATATCGGCATCAGAAACATTCCATAATAGATTATCATGTCTGTGTGTCCATGAAGAACCATTGGTATTTATGGGTGTTGTATTGAAACTACCAATACCATTTGACCAACTCTCAGAAACCTGTCTTACGTCTAATGTATATTCTGATTGAACTTCGTTCTCATCAATAGATGTTAAATTAAGATAGAATTTTTTTGTACCAGATATATCACCATTTGAAATCAAATCAGATATTGGTGTTAAATCAAATTGAGTAAGTATTCTACTATTACCAATCCACAAATTATTAGTCTCATCATCAAAGAATTTAGTTATCTCTAATATCTCATCATTACCTACGTTCTGATTCTTACGTGCGTTTTGCTCGTAAATGGTAGTATCCTTTTGTCCGTATATTCTATATATCATCTCTTATCTCCTTAGAACGATTGAGTTACCACCTTACCTCTAATGTCGGTATTTGGGAATTTAACTTCAAATATTGATGGGTCTTTTGCAGGATAAATTACACCATTTTTTGTAGCGTTTTTAATACTATATTTGTTTGGTGAATAATTACCATTAAATCTATTGAATATCTGTAAACCACCCATACCATCTTTATCGGGTCTAACTACACTTTGTACTCCATCTACTCTATCTAATAGTATATAAATTTTAGATAGTTGGATTGGTTCATTAATTCTCCAATTATCAATTCTAAAATATTCTTTAAGTGCATCGATACATCTTAAAAGAACTTCATTTGAGTTGTAATCTGGTAATACAGTTACTTCAAAATCAACACCGATGTTTATAATATGTGCATCTTTTATATTAACTGCATCCGTTAATATTCTATAATATGCTATATAATTTCTTAGATTGTTTTTTGTTGCAGGGTTTAGAGGTACTAACTTTTTAGTATCATCATAACCCATTGTGTATAAATTTAATGCCAACGGGTTTGGTATCTCAGATGATATAGTAGTACCATCGGATTTTTTATTTTCAATCTGATAATCTTGTGCTAGGTAAGCCTTTGCAACAGAACCAAATTGTGGTGGTAACGCATAACATCTCATAACGTAATCTTCTCTAGTTACCGTTCTGTTTTGTGCAGCAAAGAAAGCCATTGCGTTGTTACGAATTTCTTCCATAGTTTCTTCACTACGACCACCTCTAGCAGGTTCTGGATTTGTAACTGCAACCGAATTTCTAATGAACCCAGTTACAGTACTATCTAAATTTCTTTCGTTTGAAAATGATGTATTTATGGATACTATGCTTGTTAAATCTTTAGCAGTAACATTATCTAATATACCATTACCAACTAAGTACTCAACCGTTAGTGTTGTATTTGATGGCGCAACACCATATGTTTTGGTGTATAAGAAATTTGATGGGTCAATACCCTGGTCTAAATCACCAACTATGTTATATAGATTAGAACCCACATTATCTGGATTTGGTACGAGTTCTTCATCTGCATTGTTGGAAATACCAGCACCAAATTGAATGACCATAACACCACTATCTTCAACTCTTGTGATGTATCTTTTAGGAACTCTCTTCAGTTCTAAGAGGTATGGGGTTTCACCACTATACTCTACAAACGCAGTTGAGTTATCTTCATTATTTTCTATCTGTTCAAATACAGTGTCCTGTGCTAAATATGGTACGTGTGTCCACATATCGCCATCATCATCTACTATTGATTTGATTCTTATAAAGTTGGGTTCTTCTATTTTAATTTTATCATAAATCTTTGGAGAACCAAATGTAAATGTTTTGGTTTCAACAGTACCACTTGATGCTTTTGCTTTTTTCTTTAGTAAATAGTATATAGGCTCATTTGTGTTTTCATCAACTTGATATACGGATACTTCTGTTGGATTAAATGATGATGAAACTGAGAAATCAACTTCACCTTGTACAATAAAGTTAACACTATTATTTTCTGCTGAACCTATTTGCATGCCATCTGATATTTTAACGGCATAATCAAAATCGGGTCGGACATCATCACCCACTCCCTTAGATGGTATTAATTGGAATATATCCATATTAACTGTGGAAGGTACATAGTTTTTAGGTTTATACCCATATGCTGCTGCAAGATTAAATAAGTTTCGGTTTTCTTCTGCAGATGTCAAAAGTGATTCTCTTAATTGGGTATCGGTATAAAATGAAAGTACATCACCAACGTATGATGCCATTTCCATAAACATCATACCAGGAGATGATTCATTGAAATCATTATAGGTATTTGGGAAATACGTTTTAGTAAAATCAATTAGATTTTTTCTAAATTCACCAAAATCCCTACCAATTAGAGATACATCTTTTTGTACTAAATCGTTGTTAACTTTCTTTGCCATATTATACCTATTCTATTACAGCCGTACCAGCCGAATCTATGAACAGAACTATTTGTTCGTTTGCACCATTTTGGGTTACTCTAAAAGATAGTTCTATCCTAACATAATTTCTATCTTCTATAACTTCAATATTTATATCATCAATAATTATGTAGGGTAACCAATATTCTATATCAGCACGTAAAGATTCATCTAAGTTTGAAGCTAAATTTGGTTCAATTTGTTCAAACAATAAAGAATACACATCAGCCCCAAACTCAGGTTGAAGTGGTCGTTCACCTTTTCTAGTCAATAGTAAATTTTTTAGATTTGAAATAGATTGTTGTTCGGTTGTGTAACTTAATTGAAATAAACCTTTTGGTTTACCAAACGGTAACATTACACCAATTGCAACATCTTTCTGCAAATCTAATGGGTTGTACGAATATTCTTTACGTTGTTTAGCCATTTATTATTTCCCCTTCTTAGCATTGATAGTTTTCATCAATGAAGAATAATCTCTTGTTAAAGCATCACCAACTGCAGTACCTTCGATATTAACATTCATAGGTTTACCATCTGGGTCTAAAGTTGGTGTCATATTTGTTGTGGTTGCAACACCATCACCATATCCTAACATCTCAGCCATTTGTGTTCTATTGAATCCTTGTGCCTGTTGTGATGTAAATGTAGAATCCATACTTCTCCATTCACCACTCTGTGCGGTTTCATTCAACATATCATTTAGTAATGGGTTTTCTGAGAACTTTTGTACTTTTGGTTTTTTAGTTTCTAATAGACCTGAAATATCTAATGGGTCTTTAGTTACCCTACTATTATCCACTGCTCGTTCTCTGATAATTGGTTTAGAACTTTGTTTAACCTCTTTTAAGATTGGTTTAAGCTCTTCCCTTACCACTTTTCTAACGATTACTTCTAATAATTGTGCTAATTCTTTTGCCTTCATAATAATATACTTTTATATAAATATCAAATTGTTTTGTTTTATACTACACCAGTCCATTTAAATGGTTTGTTAACGATTGGTGGCCCTGGTGTTGCTGGTGTTCCTGGTATCACAGTAAGATAATGAGTTCCTTTAACGGATTGTAAATGTGATATAAACGCAGTTGATAATTTAGTTGCGAATGGTATCCCATATTTTATTTTTTGTGGTTCGTGGTCAAATGCTTTATGTAAATCTTTTTTTAGTTTATCTACATCACCACCATTTGATACTATATGTGAAATTGGTATTGGAACTCCTGCAGTACCTGTGGATTCTATCATAGATTGGGGATGAAATGGTGCTGGTGAGAATTGTGATTTTTTCCAATAATCTACCACTGCCTTAGCCCAATCTGTGAATTGTTCTGGTCTGGCCTTCTTTTCAGATTGTCTTATATTATCAAAAGTTTTTAATATAGCATTTTTAATTGGTAAGTATGGTGGTCTTACCATAACCAAATTTGGATATAGTATTACCTGTGCAGTAGATACTGCAGTGTGATATGATGATGCAATCTTTTCAGCAGTTTCTTCATGTGTCTTACCCTCTTTGGGGTCGTTTAAGTAGTTACCCACTTGTGTTATAAATGTTGGCCAGATTGCAGGCATTTTATTGTTTCATCTTTTTTAGTTCATCGAAAATCTTTTTAACTTTAGCAGCATTTGTAGCAGGACCAGTCGGACCTACACCAGTTGCGTATGTTGCTTTAGCCGAAGTTAAATCTACCAACTCACTTACCAAATCTTCCATAAGGGTGAAAAATTTATCCATCTCCATCGCCCATTTAGGAGTTGCGTTTACAATATCTTTCTTACCAGAT